CTGCCTTCAGGAACATGCGCTTCTCGGCATTCAGGGTCTTCAGCGCTGGCAGCACCATCATGGCGGGCGAGCGGCCATAGACTTCGCCCGGCGCCTGCTCATATCGAGAAGCTGAAATCGGGAAGGTACGATAGCCGCCTTCCTGCATAATGCACTTGCCTTCTATACAGACATAGGTCGAGGCGAACTTCATGCCTTTGTAGTCGATGCGCTGCGGGTCACGTTCGCGGTTCGGAACGATATGGTGCAGGAAGTTGAAGGTCGTCTGCGATCCGGCATCAAGCGCCGATTGCAAGGAAGGCGGCAGGGCCTTATCAGGCCACTTCGATTTGCACTGGCGCGCGGTGAGCCGGAACCAACGGATACAGCCATTGATCAAGCCCTGATGGTTCTCCATCAAGTACATCTCGCCCAGCGGGATCGCCTTATATCGTAGCGCACGAAGAAGATTGCCGGCCTCGTCTGCAGCCTGATCGACGAACATAGGCCCAGTACCAAAGGCACCGAGAGACTGGAAGACCTGATTGTTATTAGCGGCAAAGTTGCCGATAGGCGCATACCGCGCCTTGAACATGCGCATCGTCGTGTCATGAAGCCACATGCGGTTCGTCCGCGATTTCATCAGATCAGGGTTGTCCACCTCAAGTTGGTGCCAGATCATATTGCGCGGCGTGAGCAGGCTATCGCAGATCGCGCTGAAGCGCGACAATGCCATCATGCCGGTGGCGTCAATCTGGCGTTCCGTTTTCTTCTGACCGGGCCAGTTGTAATTTCCATACATGAACGTGTTTCGGAAGTTCGGCAACAGCAGTTCGGCAACTTCCTCCCATTGCGTCGCGGTCGTGTTGCGCCACACCTGGAGTTCGGAGAAATCGTGCATGATGTTTTCGTACAGCGTCGCCTCGCGCGATGTTGCCATCGGCGCCTGTCCGGCGATGTCATAGCGAGATGCAGTGCGACTGTCAGCCATCGGTTATGCTCCGGTGCCGCTGCCGAGCAGCGACTGGACTGCGGCCGAGATGCCGTTGGTGGCGGGATTGAGCGGCGACGCAGCCGCGGCGGGGCCGGCGAGAGCAAGTTTCTTTTTCTTTGCCTCGTCCAGTTCGTCCTGAAGCTGCGTCTGCAGCCGGTCGCCCAAGCCAAGCGACTGCGCCGCGGGGGAGAGCGCGGCGTTCTTGAGACTGGTGGAGGGAAGGGGCGAACCCATAAAGGACATTGCACTCTCCAAATAGCAGCCCATCCCTACGCAACGCCAGTCCCGCATCGGGCCTAGCCCAGCTACGGCGCGCGGTCACAGGAACGAGCTTACGCAAGAATATATCAAAAAGGATCGAAGTCAAGCCCTTCAGCGATCCCACCATTGCGCCGCTTTTTCATCTGGTTACCCAATTGGACCGGGCGGCCGAACCGCTTCGCCATGACACCAATGCGAGTAGCCGACATGATGTCGTCGCGGACCTTCACGATCAATCCCTTCTTGCGGTGGTACTCCCGATATTCCTCGAACCAGTCGGCAAGATGCGCGGCGACGCGAAGACGCCCCGTCTTCATCCGCTCGTCCATTTCCAAGACACCCGCCTCAGTCCCGTAGCCGCCGTCCTCGAACGTCGCGTGATCAGGCAGCATGAGAAGGCCCTGGTTCTTATAAAGCTTACTCACCGTCTCACCCGACTTCTCGCGTGCTGTACCGTCCTGGGGCCAAGCAACAGGGACCATGATGCCGCTCTGCTTCATACGAACGGCGTGCTGTACCGGCGTCTGGTCCGCGATGCGCCACGCATCGAGAACGTGAATGACATCATTCTCACGATCCCAGGCCTGCAGGGTGCAGCCGAAGGGATGACCAATACCAAAATCTATGCTGAACAGTTTTGTCCAGTGCGGCGGCAGATAGGTGATCGTCGGCTCGCTGATGTTCTGATCGGGCGTGAGGAAGACGCGGCCTTCACCCATCATGGGGGCACCGCTCAGTCGCGTCGCGTGTTCGTGCGCCGGATAGCGTTCGAGAAGTTTTGCGATCTTCTCCGGGGTATCGAAGTGCAATGCGTCCTTCACCGCCATCACGACGCGATAGCGGTCCTTCGCGTTGGTGTCGAGGAACCGCTGCCACAACTCGGTGATGCCCTTCAACGGAGTGAAGGTAGTATAGATCGAACCGTTCGTCGCTGCGATACGCGCAAGACATTCGGTATAGATGTCCATCGCAGGTTCTTCGTCGCACCACAGGATGTCCACCGGCTTTCCCTGAAACTTTGCGCGACCCTGCTCATATGATTTGAACTTCAACGTCGAGATGCCACCGCTCTTGTGCCGAATGTGGATCGTGTCATAGGCGTCGATGATACCGCGGGCGAGCGAAGGCTTTCCAATGAACGCGGCTTTCGGTATCAACCCGGTGCCGAACGCTTCCTCAAGGCCGGGCTCACCGCAGAGCTTGGCCTGCTGCACGTCACGCACGAGTAGCGCACTCTCGCCGCAAGCCCAGGCATAGACCGGACGGTCCCATCGACGACCCATCCAGTCGTCAGGATACTCTCCAGTGAGATGATAGACCATCTCAGCGGCACCGGCTTGCGTCTTACCCTGCTGGTTACCGGCCGACAGGAGCCGCTCACCATGTTTGTCACCCGCATCAAAGAATTCACTTTGCTTCGGATATGGCACAAAGAAGTCGATAGCGCGATAGCGACGCTTGTCATCCAACGCCTTCAGCGCAGCGGCGATCTCGCGCAGGGCGGTGTCGGTCTTACTAATCGGGATCGGCTTCTCGCCTAGGTCGCTCATAGCAAGTCTTCCAGGCCATCGCTCGACATAGACACTTCAGAAAATTCTACGTCGATCACTGGCGCCCCCAAAAGTTTTGCCGGATCAAGACCGTTTGCAATGGCTGTATGTTTGATGAAATCGATTAGCTCCTTCGTGGTGCGATCATCCTTGATGGTGATCTTATGTTCTGTCTTTCCGGCGAAGCCACCAATGCGGTCGAGAAGACTATTGCTGGCCTGGAGCCGTATCTTGTTGTCGCTGGTCTTCGCGCTCGCCAGTTCGACTAAGGTGCTGACGGCCAACAGTGATGCGCTGTCCAGGCGCCGCAGAGCTTCTTCTTTGATCGCTTCCACGACCATCATGTTGTTCGCCAGCCGGCTCGACGCCGCCTGGGCCGAGTTGTCATTGGTGACCTGATAGCCGGCAGCGCGATAGGCCTCACATTGGTCGCCGCCGAAGTAAGCCAGGGCACAAACGAACAGTCGCTGTCGCTCGTTGAGGGCGCGCATGGCGGGGCCCAGGACTTCAACCGCGGGGATTTCAAATAGGGTAATCGGGTTCTGGCTCATGTTGGTGGTATAACCAGCGATAACCCCAAAGTCAACCCCTGTCGCACGATTATTGCGCGATGTTATATGGATGTTATAAAGTGTCATTTCCGGCGCGAAAGAGTATCGGCGGCCGCCTCTTACGTTTCGCGTGCTTACCGCGGGGGTGGCCGGCACCCACCCCGGTCTATGTGGGTTCTTTTATTGCGTCTGGATGCTCGATGACGCAAGATTGTTTCAATATATGGGCTGACCTAGGACTATTATCCTATCCATGCGTAATAATCGTGCGCAAATAGGAATATTATCCGCGCAATATAACGCTAGCGTGATCAGCGTGGGCCGAATGGGAGACAAACTGGGCCGAAATGGAGGACGGCGCGCAACTATATTTCAACACAATAAATAGCGTGAATATGGGTGAGACGCAATATTATTGCGCGCAAGATTATTACACGGGATAGGCGCAATATTGTTGCGTTAGAGCTTGAGACGCAAGATTATTGCGCAATAATGTTGCGTGCAATGGGCTATGATATAGGGCCAAAGATTATTTGAATTAGGCTATTGACTTCTCATTTATCTAATGCGATAAGGTCCAGGTATTGGCCTTGCCATCCGCCTGTAGTTCACGAAAGGCGTGAACTGGCACGGACAAGACCACTTAGGACCTTATAACTCAGAGGGAATAGAATATGACATGGTGGAAAAGAGACGCAACGCTAAGTGAGCTTGCAGACATAGTGTTGCCATTACTTCAAGGCATCCCAAGTCCCGGCATTGCGACAACCGATTTAATGCGGCGCATGGGGTCAACAAAAGCTCACATGACTGGGTTGGCAAAGGCTTTGAAGACGTTGCGCGTTGCTCACCCAAAGCTCACTTGTGAATTCCCTGGAGAGGGCACATTTAATTCCACGCGCGTTCTTTGGCACGATCCGACGCTATGACCGAAGCTCAAAAGCTGGCGCATTCTAAGAAGCGTCAAAGGTTCGCCCGGGCAGTGCGAGCACACCATGCAATTCGAAAAGCGCTGAAGGCAGACGACCTACGTTCACGCAATGCATATCGGATAGCTATCGGTTTGCCTCCCGCGACCCTTCATGACAAACATTTAATGCAATAGGCCTTGACCATTGCTGCGGTTCATGCTTATACAAGTTCATAGAAACGCTACACCCACAGCAACTAGCCCTATATAGAGGGGGTAGCCCGCGCCTCGGGGTTTCAGGGGCAGGAGACGAAAATGG